GCACCAGAACCTGCACCTCAGCAACCTAGCTTTACGCCACAGGCTGCTGATGATACAGATGATGATGATTCATTATCATATTTTAATAAGTTAGCTAATTCTGCTTAACTTAAAAGGGGAGCTTCGGCTCCCCTTTTTTTATCCACCACTCATAGCCTGTATTTGATCTTGAGTCATATTTCCAAAACCGCCATATATATCCTGTGGAAGTCCTGATTCAGAAGATGCTGCTTTAGGTGTTCCGGTTGCAACGGTCAGACTGTCTCCTCCGAGCTGAACAGTTGAGTTTCCACCAGTACCTGGAGGACCATTCATTCCTGCATTAGCTGCTACTGTATCGGCAATATCAGCTTCAGTTATAGCAAGCTCCGCGCCAGACGAAGGAACAGAATAAGCAGCTACAGCTGCTTGAGCCGCAGCAACATCATCCGACATGTCTACTAGCCAATCAGGTGTAGCAGCATCTATAGTTTTAACAGCCATAAGCTTTAATTTAGCCGGTATACTTGCTACCCAGTTACCAAAGTCTTCAAATCCTTGTTTTACTTTATCTACTACATCATTCCATACTTCGCCGACGTATGTGTATAAATCAAAATCTGGTGCATTTGGATCATCATCTTTCCATGAGAATTTTTCCATAATCCAATTAACTGCTTTAGATATAGGTTTCCAAACTATAGTGTTAATTATTCCTTCTTCGCCGTATAAACCTTCCCATAAAGTCTTTATTGCTGTAACAGGATCCGTGAATAATGTTTTAACCCAGTCGACTGCACTAGAAATAAATTCAAATAGACCATCGAGCAGGTTAGTAAACAACGTTGTAAAAGAAAAGTTTTTTAGTAATTCTGCTTCTTTATCAAATCCAAATTTTGTTAATACCCATGCAACTAAATCTTTTACTAGATCTAAAGGAATAGTAATTAGCGACGTCGCGAATCCTTCTATGCCCCCTTTAAGCCCACCAAGGAAACCTTCTTCTTTCCATCCCTCAATAATACCAGTAATTGTCTCCCATGCTGTTGTAACAATAGCAATAGGTGCAAATACTTTACCAACAACTCCAGCAATTTTAGTAACAATCCCACCAAATCTTTTAACTTTAGCTGCAACACTATTAAACCAGAATCTTACTTTATTTGCTGGGCCCATAATACTATCTTTGATTATAGTTGAAGCAGTTGAAATAGGAGTAATTATATTTTTTATTCGCTGACCTAAAATGCTAAAAATGCCTTTAACTCTTCCTATTTGTTTACCTAAAACACTATCTGGGTTTATAGCAAATTTACCTTTAAAATCATCGAGTAGCAATCCTATACTAGTACCTAATGAAGTAATACGAGTATTAATCCCTGTTCTAACTGAGGCTATTCTTGTTTTCCATGTTTTTTTCATATCATCAATTAAATCTGTAAATGATGCAGGAGTCAAAGCTTTAGTATAAGCTTTAATGGCCTTTACTTGACCCTGAAGCATACCAAGAGAAGCACCTAGTGCAAGAGCTGCAGCAGCTAATCCTGTACCAAGAGCCATAAGACTACCGGTACCGTCGGGACCTTGAAATTGATTAGGCCCTTCCTTATCATCATTATTGCTTCCTAGACCTTGAAGAAGTCTTAGCATCTCACGTTTTTCTTCTAGTTCAGCTAGGCGATTGCCAGTTAATACTTCTACTAGATTATTAATCGAAAGCGCTATAACAGATTGAGTTTCAACTGAAACCGCCATTGTTTTTTTAATTTCTAATAGATGTGCCCGTGCGTTACGTGTGTGTCTTTCGACCTCATACGTAGCTCGGTTATTTTCTTCCATCTGATTAGTTAATTCAGCTAAACTCATTTCTTATTCCTTTTTAGCGCCTTCACCAGCTATCTTCTTTGTTGTTGTTTTTGCCTATCGCTCTCTTCTTTCAAGTGTTCTAACAACATAGTAACATAGACTTCTCTTTCCCAAGGTAGCATCTCTTCTAACTCTTGCAAGCTATACTGATGATGCTGCATCATATTAAAATTCACTTGATAGTGGTTAACAAGTGAATCATGGGAGAGGGCAATTAGAAAAAATTTGCTGTGCCTTTAACCACATGCTCATTTTTCTCACTACATTCCGTACATTTAAAGTCAAGATTAATTTGTGCTGTTGGCATATCTTCCAAATATTCACGAATCTTTTGAAACTGATTTGATGTAAGCGAGTCAATAAATTCATCAACTTCTTTTGGCGATTGCTCTTTTACATTAAATACTTCTTCACTGGTATAGATCGTATCAATAGAAGCACGAACCATTCCCATCATTTTATCAACATCACTTAGGTCTCCACCAATATCCATAACATCATTAATACCTGGATATTTCATGGTAACACCTATTCCTTCACTTAATTCAATAGTAGAACTGAGATCCTCGGTCGTATTCACATATACATCTTCTAGCGAAAATTTAATTTCATTTTTATGTTCACATGATTTACACTTCATTCCAATAGTAGTAGATTCACCTACTGATTTAGAACGTAGTTTAACAAAGAGATACTCAAGATCAAACATTGTCAATTTAGTAATATCAACTGCACCAAATGTGCAAGCGTCAATAAGATCTTTCATTGCGCCAACAACCTGCCGTTCGTCTTGAGACTCTGACGCGATCATTAACATTTTTTCTTCTCTGACCTGGTATGGTCTAAACTCTACATCAGTACCAGTTGACGGTACCTTTGTATAATATTTTGGTGTATTCAGCTTTGGTAAAGCCATTTCACATCACTCCTAGAATAATTTACCAATGTTTCTTACAAGGTTTACTGAGTTACTTATAAGATCTGTTGCGCGGCCTGCCAAATTCGAAAAGCCGTCAAGTGTTCCAACTTCTTCCCAATCTTCATATGACATTGTAATGTTACAACGAAGAGTTTGGTTTTCAGCCGTGTTAGAAAGTTCTACCGATCCTAAAGTAGTAGGAAAGGCATTCTTTAGTTTAATTGTTTTAACTGGGATATAGTCAGTATTTCCCATAATTTGTATTAGTACTTCTGATCCAATATCATCTAAAAACGATACTGTTCTATTTCCAGATGGATCTATAATTGCTTGCTGCCATGTATTAAAAAAATTCCATATGTACATATCATTAGTTAAATGGAATACCATATTGACATCTTCATTCATATATGCATATGGCTTTTTAATTGCTTTTACATCTGTAAAATGCTCTTGAGTTGCAATCTGTCGACCAGGGATAGTTACTGATTCGCATAAAAGGTACATATCACGTGGGTCTTCAATAAAACTTTTTAAAGATAAACTTCCGCCACTAATCAATGACCTTGCAGCATTATTAAAAATGCCTTCTATATCAGTATTAAGTAATGAAGGTTTCTTTGCAGGATGAGAAATATAAAGAGCAAATCTATTGCCCTTTGCTAATCCACCTCTACGGCCAATTGTTGACTTTAAAGCGTCAATGCCAGCAGGTAATGCCATTTATATCATCCTCTTCGAAGCGCCCCATACGTGCGTCTTATTCTTGCCACGGAACTGTTCAGTTGGAAGGAAGATTGCTATGTCCCACTCAGGTGGTTCTACACGTGCAACATTACCTTCAATACCTTTAGTTAGGTAGCGTTTAAAACATGGTTGAAATTCACGATATTTAGACACAGACTTAAGTATGTTATAGTTAATATTAAGGCGTGTTGTTTCATCAAATTTATTATTGTTTGCTGTTTCCATCAACTTATCAAGAAACTTTGCACGAAGCATAGGTGAAAGATAGTGTAGATTTAATCCATAAAATCCATCGCGTGTAGGCTCAACCATAATAGCAAGAGGGAACGCATCATAGTAAGGTAATGTTTTACGATGTTTAGGATCGTAAAAGTACATATACATGTCACCAGGTACCGGCCGTCTCTTTCTTTCTAGTGCAGGATCTCTAAGTAATTTCCTGCGATTCACACTTGATAGTTCTTTGGTCTTACCTCTAAACCATCTACGTGCTTCTAAAGATCTAGCCTGCAAACCTTTACGGTATGCTTCAACCTCTAATTTGTGAAATAGTGAATTTTCCATACTACTATTTATACATTATTTCAGGATCTTTATGCCCATAGATTTAAGAACATCTTCATGCCATATTACAAAATGCCAACCACGATTAGCACAAAACTCTTCTGCTGCTTCCCACTTTGATTGATTTTTGATATATGTCATTGCTTCTGATATATACCTCTTTGATCTGCGAGATGCCGGTTTTGGTGGCATAGTTTCTTTCTTAGGTTTTATCTCAACCAGGTATGTTGCACCAGTTTTATCTTTATAATATACATCTACAAAGTAGCGGTGCATTCGTTTATCGGTTGCACAACGATACGGGATCACTACTTCTTCTGAGTTCCATTCAACAATATTAGGGTTTGCATCAATCCATCTAAATGTATTTCGCTCCCACAAAGATCTGTATACTATTGTAGTAGGATCTCCTTTATACTTTTGTGGGTTTTTAGGGCGATATTTTCCCTTGTATGTCATTCTGGGCATATAAATAACCTTATAAGATTTT